ATATTCCATGGATTCCTGACCCTTCAATTCATATTCAATTTCAGGTCTGAAATTTGGGTCATTGCTTGAAAATCTTGCTTCAAAAGGAACAATCACAAGTCTTCGCATGATTGCAGCAGAATCAGAACCTTTTCCCATTCTTGGAATGCTGTTTGCACTGAATAGGGGTTTGCAGTATGGTTTGAAGTCAAATTTGGGTTGACCTTTCTGTTCTGCATCAATGGTTTCACCAGTGACCACCTTCTTGAAGATTGCAGTGTCACACACAAATTCATTGGAAATGTCATCACCTATGTTTGCAAGTTTGCCAAACATCATGACAGTGCTGAATCTGTCACCCAACTTCTTCAAGTCAAGGGAACTGATATTTCTTTCAGAAAGCAAATTGGAAAGTGTCTTCAAATAGGTTGATTTTCCGTTGCTGCCTGTGCCAGTCAGAATGAAGGCTTTACCACCTGCAAGTGTGTTTGATCTATACATGCAAGCACCAACAATTTCTTCAAGCAATGCCCTTGTGGAAGCATCCTTGCAAGACACATTGTCAAGCATGGAATCAATTGCTTCACTGAATGCATGTCTGTTGAAATCCCAAGGGATCTTGTTTGTGATAACAGTTTCAGGTGCAAAATCTGTGAATTTGTCATCTATGACATCATAGATTCCATTTCTGAAAGCAATGAATCTTGCAGGTGCAGCAGCAGTGTTTTCCCTGATCAGAATGTTCAGGTATGCCATGACTTCCTGTCTTTTTGCCCTGTTCAACTGTGGAAGGTGTTGAATCATCACCGCTTCAATTTCTTCCTGACCTGAAACATAGATGCCTTCTTTGTATAAGTGCAACTGTCCATTGATTCTGATGATGTGGTGATTGTTCTTCAAGAACACTGCAAACTTGTCAAACAGGAATGTTGTTCCCTTGAAGAAAACAGGTTTTGCAAATGCTTCATCCCTTAAAATCACTTCAAGTTCATCAGAAGACAAAGGATCTTTCAGAACATATTCATTGATGATTCTGATTGCATCCCTTGCTTCTTCCACACTGAAATCATTTGACTGTAAAGTCAGTATGTAGGAAAACAATGCATTGTTTCTTCCATCACCTGCATCCATGTTCAAGAATTCCATTGAAGTTTTGACAGGTATCATCCACTTTGGAATGTCATCTGCTTCTTCATTGTCTGCCTTGTCATAGATGATTTTTCTTTCTTTGTCATTGAATTTCAAAATGGAATAGGAATTTCTTTTTCCAAGTTTGATGTCTGCCTGAATACCACATGCAAGTGTGGAATGTGTGCTGCAACTGTTCACCAGGTCAGGATTGTTGAACAAAAAGTGCTTTCCCCTGGTTGTTTCATAGACCCTGCACTTCAACTGTCTGTCCTGCACAATTCTGAACAGGATTTCAGACTGGTCAAAGTCATCAACATCCACCAGGATTGTTTTTTCAGCAAGGATTCCTGCAAATTCAGGAAGTGACTGAACTTGCTTGTAGTTCTTGAAGTCGGTTCGGTTTTTGAATTTTTCTATGCACTTTTTGTCCTTGGTTTCCACATAACCTTTGAAAAACATCCTTCAATCACTTCCTTTGCTTTAAGATTTCCAGGTTTGATTTGAACTGCTGCTTCTTTCTCTGACATCTGTTGTGACATTGCAAGTGTTCACCTGCCAGTCTTTTGAACTCTTTCAGACTGTCTTTGCAATCAGCAAGTTCTTCTTTTGTAAGTGACACACCATTTGGTTTCTTCCTGGATTCAACCATGGTTTGTGTGTCTGCTGCTTTCTGTCTATATTCCAAATGAAGTTTTGCAGAAGACTTTCTTTGTTCTTCCAGTTTCTGCATCTGTTCATTGAAATAGGTTTCCATCAACTGAATGTGGTTTTCCTTATTTGTATGATCAAGGTCAACCACTTTCAGAAGTTTTTTCAACCTTGCCTGTGATGCAGGAAAGAAAGCATCCATGTGAATTGTCATTTGACCATTGTCATATTTGATTTGTAGATCCATTACATCACCCCAAAGTCTTTCAATCTTTTCTTTGCCATTTCCACATACCAGTCTTTGTCAAGTTTAGAAGGGCATCTGACACCATCCATGTCATCATTGAAGATGAAGCAGTGTTCAGGACTGTTGGAAATCTTTTCAGGTTTTCCAGTTCTGACAGATACCTTCTTGACACCTGCATCAGAAGAATTCTTGGATGCAAAGACCCTGATGCATTTTTCCTTGACAGGTGTTTCACCATGAAGGATTGTGGAATATTTACTTGTTATCTTGGTGACCATCTGAAATTCTTTCAGGTCATCACATTTATGAATAAAGGTTTCAACTGGAACACCATGCACCATGTATTCAACCAGGGCATGATTGACAATGGGAAAATCACCATAATCAAGATTGTCCAGTTTTTTGACATAACCGCCTTTTGACTTATACTTTCCATCAGCAGTGACAACAATATAATTGTTCACATCCTTTTGGAACACTTTTCTGAATTCATCAAATTCCAGTGCAAGTCCTGTTCTTTGTTCCCATTCAAAAGCAATGTCATCAATGATGTTGAACCATTCATCTTCATCCATTCCATCAGGCATCTTGATCAGAACACCATCTGTGTTGGACTGAATGATTTGACTGTGTGGTTCAAGATGTTCAATCAGGTCAAGCAGAAGAATCTGACCATAGACACAAACCTTGTTGGACATCAAAGGGTCAAACAGATCATTGTTTTTGTCCTTCAATACACCATAGGTGGAATTCAAGACGATTTTCAGAACCGCCTGCAAAGGATCTTTCTTCTTTTTCAATTCCAGTCTTTGATGATATATGTCCACAAATCTTTGTGGGTCTTTGATGTTTCTGCTGTGAAGGTTATATTGAATCATCAAAGAAGGATACAGTGAAGCAACATCCATGTTCAAGAAATAGCCTTCACCATGGTATTTTTCCAAAGCACCATGCACACCACCCCATGCAAAGGTGTGTGGACAGCCTGCAACCATGACATCAAGTTTGTTCTTTTCAGGTTGTTTCTTTCCAGGAATGTGTCTGAAATAGCACCTGTTGTCAGGGTTTTCATACCAGTCCAAAACTTCCTGATATTTCTTCACTTGATGTGTGGAAGGGAAGTCAATGTCAAATTCATCATCCCTGTCATGCTGCCTGTGGGCATCCAGGATGATTGCAGTCAATTGTGGTTTGGTCTTGGAAATCAAGGACATGTCCAAAGGTTTTCCCTGACATGCAAGTTTCACAAGACCCATTCTTCCATTGAATTCTTCTTTTCTCTGAATGAAGACATCAATGGTTTGTTCCACATCATGTCTGCAATATTTCACTGTTTCTGCAATTTCTGCTTCTGTCAATGGTCTGTCAATATCAAAAGGAACACTGGATTCCTTGATGTTGTTACCCATAGAACCTTCAAACCATTTCAGACCTTTGTCCAGGTTCAACATGACATCATAATTGTTCAATGGGATATTCCTGAAAAGACTGCTGAACTTCCATCCAGGATTGCCCTTGACAATGATGAAGTCATTGATTCTTTTGGGATCAAAACCACAAAGAATTCCTTTCAGGATGTATTGATCATAATGGTTTGAATTGAATCCAACCCAAATGTCATTTTTGTTCTTTTCATAAAGTGCTTCAAGTTCTTCTTTGTTGTTGATGATGACATGTTCTTTCTTTTCAGTCATGTCAATGACCACCACCAACCAGTCATATTTGAACACTTCAAAGTCATAGAACAGCATTTCTTCACATCCTTTCTTTATGTGGTATCTTCCCAAGATACAGTGATTTCAAAAAAATTTGTACCTTGGGAAGACCTTGGTCAAACCTTATTCAAGAACAAACACTTCTGTGATTTCATAGTTGCTGAAATCATTCTTGCCCTTGGTGTACTTCAAAGCATATTCAAAGTTGTCTGCAACCGCTTCAAAGACATCCATCAGAAGTTCAGAATACTGACTGTAAGACTTGAATTCCACAACAGGTGCATCTGCCATTTCAGAAACCATCATACGCAACATTTCATTGCAGTTGTGGATTTGGAATCCCTGGGTGATAACCTGATTATAGAAAATCATGCTGCCCTTGTAGTCACCATCAGAAACAATCTTGAACCAAATGGAAACCATGGGATCACCCTTCTTGGATGCTTTCAGTTCCATCTGCTGAATTGCTACTTCATAGTTACCATGGGGAACTTCCTTGAAATTACCCTGTCCACCATTCGCTGCTGCTTCTGCAACATCCTTTGCAAGACCTTCTGTGTCAATAGCCTTGTCCCACTTATCAAACATATTCTGTGCCATAATTTTTCACCTTTTTAACCTTTCAAATTTTTATTAGTTGTTATTGTTTCCAATGACTGCAACTGTCAGTTCCAGTGCATCCACTTCATCAAAGCCTGCTGCAACATGTGCATCAAACAAAATCTTATTGACCTTTGCAATGTGTTCTGCTTCCTGCTTCACTTCTGCATAGATGTCATCAGGTTCAGGAACACCCTGGACATCTTCACCATGTTCAACCTTGATGACATGAACCTTTCCATCCTTGGTTGCCTGTTCAAGCAGATCTTTCAGAAATTTTTCCATGATTATTCACCCCTTCTTTTTCTAACTCTTGTCTTCGGTTTATCTTCACCTTCTGCCTTCGGTGCTTCAACAGGTGCATCATTGGTTGCAGGTGCTTCCTGTGCAGCAGTTTCAGCAGTTTCAGGTGCATTCATAGGTGCATCAGTCTGTTCAGACTGGTCATCAGAAGTCATATAACCTTCATCTGTCGGTTTTTCTTCCTTCTGTGATGTTCTTCTTCCCCTTGTGGAAGTCGGCTTCTGTGGGGCAACAGAAGGGGTTTCTGTGGACTGGTTTGCCTGATCATAAACATCCATCAGTGCATCCCAAGACAGGGGAATGGAAGTCTGTGTGATTCCCTTCAATCTGCCACCACCAAAAATCACTTCATTCTGCTTGAAGTTCAGGGTTCTGCTGTCATCATCTTCAACCACAACCCTTGCAACAATGTCAACCATGCCTGCAATCTTGTTTGCAATAGCATCCTGAATGTTCGGTGCAATTCTTGTGATGTTCTGACCATTCTTCTTGGTGATGTCCTTGGAAATGTCTTCATGGGAAATGACAACCAGGTTTTCATAATCAAGATTGAAGAATCTTCGCATAGTGGAAAGATATTCTGTCTTGATAATATCCCAACCCTTGCCAAAACCGCTGTCAGATTCATGCTGAATGTTCAAACTGTCATACATGTAAATTCTGCACATTTCCCTGGTGTCTTCAAGCAGGTCAATGATGATGGTCTGAAATTCATTCTGCTTCTTTTCAAGTTCTGCAATAGTGTCCTTGAAGACATCCCATGCAAACTTTCTGTTGGTCATTCTGCCATTGACAGTGACTTCATCCTTGATGGACACATAAGGCATTGTGACAAACTGGATGTTTCCATCAGTGTTCAGGTTCAAAGGATTTGGTGCATCATCCAACATGGTTGTCTTTCCACTGAAAGCAGCACCATAAATCCAAATCTTTCTTTTGGTTGTCTGTCCAACCTGTCTTCTTTCTGTACTTGGTAAATTCATAAAATCGTTTCCTTTCTGACAATAGTCATTATATTCACAATAGTTGCATAACCAACTTTTGCTTTTAGGGAATTCTGTTGCTTCCAAACTGTGCTTCACACTGCACATCCACTGAATGACCTTTTCAGGATCATATTCAATGGGAACAACAGATGGTTCAACCTGCTGCAATTCATCCTGAATTCTTTTTCTGAACTGAAACAGATCTTCTGTTTTCTTTTGCTTGATGTTCACTTTGGGAACAAACAGGAAATAAAGATTTCTGATCACCTTTCCTGGATTGTTCTTTTCCCAAAAATATTTGTATAAGTGCAATTGTGGTGAATCCTTGTATTTGCTGACATTGTTTGAATATTTGAAATCATACAAATCATAAACATTTGGAAGGATCTGATGTTCACCATTCAGTTTCTGTTCTGTCCTGGAAGGAACAAGCAGGTCAATGAATCCAATGAAATCATCATCTTCAATCTTCACTTCAAATTCACCATCATCAGGAATCAGTGCTTTTGCCTTTGGAATTATGTATTCCAGTTTCATTGCTTCATTGATGTGTGCATCTGTGATGACTGGATATGACATAAAATATTCATGAACTGCTGCTTCCACACCTTTTTCAAGACCAGTGTGAAGTGCTGTTCCAAGGAACAAAGCATTGTCTGCATTATCAGGTGGAATGGTTTTGATTCCCTGGTTGTATTTCAAATCATAACGATATGGACAACCTTCAAAACATTCTATCCTGCTATGTGATACAATCAATTTGACCACCTTCCTTTCAGAATGTCATAATTGTGAAGTGCATTTTCACCATCACCAACCATCAGACAGTCCACAAAGTTTTTGAACAACTCAAAGTCCTTGGGATAAAGCAGAATTGCAAAACCGCCTGCTTCATCAATCTTTTTCAAATTGTGGATCTGCAAAGGGGAAGGTTTTCCATTTGGTGCTTTCACTTCAATTCCCAAGAAATAACCATTGCAGCAAACCAACAGGTCAGGGATGCCACTTTTTGTGTAAGCAGCACCACCCCAATATTTCAAGAACCAACAGGTTTTTTCTTCAAGGAATTTCTTGATTTTGTTTTCAAAGTTTTTTTCCGCTGCCATGTTTCACCTTCTTTCTGTTTGAAGGAAGTGCAAGCATACATTCTTGAACTTTCAATGCAGAACTTGAAAGACTTGCAATCCCTGCAATCCATTATTCCTTCACCGATATTCTGACAGAAGCAGAAACCTTGGAAGTCTTGGAATACTTTGCAGCAATGTCAGGATGATCTTTCTTCAACTTGGTTGAATCAATGGAAGTCCTGGTTGTTTCTGCAACAAAGGTGACTTTCAGAATGTCATTTTCAAAGGACTTGATTCCATATTCATCCATGACCTTCTTCAATGCATCCCTGACTTCCTTGTCCTGTTCTTCCAGTGCTTTCTTCTGCTTGTCCAATGCTGCAATGTTCTTCATGATGGTCATTGCTTTGTCATTGAATGCCTGCATTGCAGTTTCTTCTTCATAAAGATTTTCACAACCTTCATTGGAAGCAAACTGACAAGCAAGTTCACAAGTTGTCTTCTGATCACATTCAAAACAACAAATCTTCTGACCACAATCTGTCTGTGCTGCCTGTTTGCATAACTTCATTAGTTTGTACCTTCCTTTCCACTTAATTGTTCTTTGAACCCTTTCTGAATTTCCAGGATGTCTTCTGTGTAATTGGTGGAATAAATTCCTTTTGCCCAAAGTCTTGAAGCACCTGTTTCACCCATGTTGTAACACATCAGCACCAGTTCAGGTTCTTTGTATTCTTCAAACAGTTTTCTCAAAACAAACATTCCTGCTCTGATATTCTGTTCAGAATCAAGATAATCTGTGACACCCAAGGTGTCAGTCAACCATTCATGATTGATTTTGTTGATCTGCATCAACCCATAGTCATTTGAACCACTGATGACATCAGGTCTGAATGAAGATTCCTTCTGTATCAATGCCATGACCAGTGTCCAGTCTATGTTGTACCCTGCGGATAAGTAAAAGACAAATTCCTGTGTTTCATAGTCCATTGCACAATCCAGTGGAACAAAGTTCAGGTCACCGCTTGCCCAATCTCTTGAAACTTCCTGTTCAAAAACTCTGTCATCATAAGAACCAAACTGCATCACATTTTCCATCAGTTCCTGTCTGTTGGTTGCAGGTTCGTTCTTTTCTCTGTGTGTCAATCCCCAAATAAGACATCCAAGAAGGACACCGATCAACAGCACAATGACTGAATAAATCATGAAGTTTCTTGTTTTGGTGTTTTTCTTATATGGGGATTTTCTGACCATCTTCCTTCCATAACTTGTGTTATTTTCCATCTGTGTTTTCCATCCTTTCATATTCCATGAACAATTCATCTGTGAAGTCTTTTCGCATTTCCAAAGTTTTCAGAATGACTTCTTCAACACTGCCCCTGCACATCAAAATGTAATAAAAGCAGGGATTGTTCTGACCAATTCTGTGAATTCTTTTCTTGGACTGTTCAAACAGTTCAGACTTGTCAGTCAATGTGAAGTAGATGATTTTGTTTGCCTTTTGCAAATTCAATCCCATTGCACCTGCTTGATATTGAATGAAGGTGATTGAATTTTCTTCTGTTTCGTATGCAGTCAGATCCTTGCAATGACCATTGACTTCTGAAACAGGTCTGTCCAGGGATGCAGCAACCCTTTTCAGCATGTCCAGTTCTGCATTGAAGTTATAGAAGACAATCAATCTGTCCTGGGTGCTTTCCACCAGTTCCTTGAATGCTTCCAACTTATATTTGCAATACTGACCACACAACTGTCTTGCATACATTCTTTTTGTCAGTGTGGTGTCACCAACCAATTCCACCCTTGGTGTGACATCCTTTCCTTCATAATCTGAATCATCATGGAATTCTTGAAGATTCAGTGTGTCAATGGTGATGATGCAGTCTTTCATGAATTTCAAATATTCCCTGGTAGTAGGAACAAATTGATTGATGAAAGTCTGATCAGGAAGGTCAAAGCATTCTTCTGTCTTCATGAACACTGCACCATGTTCACGCAATTTTGACTTTAACCTTTCAACATTCTTGTATGGGTCATCTTTATCAATAACCTTGTGAATGAAACCATCTGTGTCAACCTTTACCCAATTGACATATTGTCTGTTGTAAACATCTTCACTGATGTTCCATCCAAGCAGGTGAATCTGTGACCAAAGGTTTTCATATTTTCCTGCTGTTGGTGTTCCTGAAAGAAGAACCACATTGTCAGGTTGCATCTGCAAAATGAACTTGGTCTGCTTTGCTTTCTGATTTTGGATCAGGGAAGATTCATCCAACATCAAGGTGAAATCTTGCAGTTGAAGCAACTGTTTTCTTCGCCATGCAAGTTCATAATTGATGACACCTACAATGTAAAATGGATAAAGGTTTTCTTGTCGGTATGACTGACCTGTCCATTCATCTTCAATGAAGTCAGGTGTGGTTGCTTCCTTTGCTTCATTCAGGAAAATCTGCATTTGTTTCTTATTGGTCAAATCAAGAATCAGGTCTTTGCAGCAATAATCCCTGTCATGTGTTGCATAGTATTTTTTGAAGTGGTCAATCCAGTCTTGAACTTTGGACTTCTGACACACAACCAAACCAACACTTGCACCAAGTTGAATCATCTTTTCAGCACCAACAAAGGTTTTTCCAAGACCCATGTCCAAATAATAGGCAACCCTGTTCTGACCTTCTGTCTGTTCTAATGCTCTTTTTTGATGTGGAAAAAGTTCCATTTGGGATCACCTTCTTCCTACTGAACATCAATTCCAGTGATTTCTTTGAAAATAGCCTTGTCAAAGTTAGGAAGGTTCAGGACAATTTCTTTTTTGTGATCAGAAAGACCATCCCACCACATCTGTCTTCCAGTTTCCTTTTCAATGTGCTTCAAGAATCCACCTGTCACCTGGTGTTCAGGATGTTCAGTCTTTTCTTCATCAGTCATGTCATCAGACCAAATCCATTCAAGGACATTGGAAGGGATGCAATTCAATATGTATCTTGCATCAGAATTCAACCAATCCTGATATGTCCAATCAGAAGGTTTGTTGAAAAGGAAAATCTTTGGTGATTCAGTATTGAAACAACCATTGGAAAAACAAGTCTTGTTCCAATCACCGCTGTTCCTGTTACCGCTGTTCCTGTTACCGCTGTTCCTGTTACCGCTGTTCCAATCACCGCTGTTGCAATCACCGCTGTTCCTGTTACCGCTGTTCCAATCACCGCTGTTCCAATCACCGCTGTTCCTGTTACCGCTGTTGCAAAGACCAGTGCATTCTTTTCCCATGTTCACCAGGTCAAGAACTTCATGCCAAGTCAATTCCCTGATGATGTGGATCTTGTCAGTGCAAGACTTCTTTCCATCAGAATCAATTGCACCAAGTGCTTCAACTTCTGCAACTTTGTTTTCAGGGTTGAAACTGTAAAAATCAAAACAGTCTGCTGCTTTTTCGCAAAAGTGAAAACCCCTGTCACAAACCATTGGTTTGACATCTTCTTCATAAATTTTTCCAACTTCATATTGGAAACCCCTGCATGTCCAATCAGGGTTGAAAACCTTAAAACCTTTCATGTGTTTTGTACCATCCTTTCAAATATAGTGTCATGAAACCTTGATTCCAGTGACTTCTTCAAATTTCTGCTTTGTGATGACATAGGTGTATTGACCTGACATCTTGACAGCCATTCCAAACTTCAATGTTCCCTGCTGCAATCCAATCCTGATGAACTGTTCAGAAGCATTCAGCAGGGAAGCAGCCTGTGCAACAGACAATCTGTTTTTGTCCTTCATAGATCTTCACCGCCTTCCCTTGTATCTTCCAAAGATACATCAATCGCAAAAAAATATTTCATCAATTTCCTGTGAAGTTAAATTGTATCTGATCTTGATTGCTCTGATTTCAGACATGGTGAATTCTGCACCATTGGTTTGATTGATTTTTGCATTCAATCTCTGAAAAGAAATTCCAATTGCTTCTGCAAGGGATTCCTGGGTGTCACCATGTAATTTCATTACACTGACAAACTTGTTCTTATTCATACTTGTCACCATCCTTTTCCATGAATTTGTTTGCATTATACTGTTTCTTTACTCTTGCAATGTGTCTTCCATCTGCAAGACCATAATGATTGACCACCTTGAACTG